GCGTTTCTGATCGCGGTGTTAATTCAACTTCTGCATTGGAGAACTGCGAGACTTCAGCGATCGGCAGAGCGCTTGCAAACGCGGGTTATGCAGCTAAAGGCAAACGTGCATCTAGAGAAGAGATGACTAAAGTTGAACAGTTTAAACCTAAGTACGGTGCACCAGGATCTAAATCAGCTGCGATGGAAATGGCGTTACATCTTGTGGATTCACAATCTAAAAATAGTAGCGATGTCTCTGTACCTGTTATGTGGTCTGTTGGTGAAAGCGTTGCTCAAATCGGTGAAGTGGTTGCTGTTGGTTTTACTTGTAGGCACGGCGATATGATTAAGAAGGAAGGCGTTGCCAAAGCAACTAAGAAGCCATACGCAGGATATGTATGCAGCGCACCTAAAGAAGATCAGTGTGATGCTAAGTGGGCAAAACTAACAGCTGCAGGCACTTGGTATTGGCCAGATGATTCTGAATTAGGTAAAGGGGGTGAGTAATGGGATATGTTGAAATATTAAGAGGTGGACCTTACCTGGAGCGAATAGAGAACGACCAGGTAAAGTACATACCTTCAAGTGACTTATGTATAGCTTGTAATGATGACAGGTTAATACATAGTGGTAATTACTTGATTTGCACTCAATGTCAATGCAGGCAATAAGGATATTACCATAATGCACCCACAGTTCAAATGTAATGGCTGCAAGCGTAAGACCGAGTTCCTATGGTTGGAGCAATTAGATACGCCTGATGGATTTAAGGCTTATCAGTGTATGGATTGTGGCTGTGTTGGTGTTAAGAATATAGCCGAGGCTTTGCATATTCCTGACAGTGATATATGCAGATGTGATAAGTGTGGTGGATGGATGTTTAACACCGTGGACTGCCACACTTGCCAATTGATTGGAGCAAAGTAATGACCGGTGGTTATGACGAAACTTGGATTGATACCGATGATCTACGCATTATGACTTGCCGTCTGACCTGCGGTTATGTCTTCTGATTTGACATTGTGTGCTACCCTGAACAAAAAGCGTTCGATCTTAAATCGAAAAGCTGGGCCGCCAAAGGCAAGGCCCGGTAGGCGCAGAGTTTGGGCCACCCTATTGCTAATTGCATTTAGCAGTTGCTTATCAAAAGATTATTCCGTTGCAGCTAATAACAATGAGTACAGACAATGGGCATTTATACAGCTTAATAACTTAGATGAGTTCTATTGTTTAGATTACTTATACTTTAGAGAATCAAGATGGAATCCTAAAGCACGTAATGGATCACACTATGGCATACCACAAGGTAGATCTAAATGGCTTAGCACTGTTGATGGTTATAAGCAGGTAGAGTGGGGTATCAAGTACAATCTAAATAGATATGGATCTATGTGTAAAGCATTAGATCATTACAAGATTAAAGGATGGCATTGATGGTAAGTAAAACACCAAAGCATCAACGATCTATCGGTACTCAACGATGGAAGAACCTAAGACTCACAATACTTGCACGTGATGGATACATCTGTTACGCCTGTGGTGGTGAGGCTAATCAAGTAGATCATATTTATCCACGTGCTAAAGGTGGTGACACGTTCGATCCATTGAATTGTGCCGCTATTTGTGCTAAATGCAACGGGCATAAAGGAGATCGTTTTTTTAGCCCTATGCCGACCCCCCCTGTCTTTCCTGCCTCATCTCTCCCTAAGACGGTCCAGATCGTTCCGGACTCACCTTTTACTCGACCAGAAGGGCTACAAATTGAAGCAGAATGATGCAGAAATAATCCCGATCAAACGAGGGGTCGGGCTAATTGGTAGCACTGAGCCTAGAATCCATACGCCTTTACTTACAGCTGCAAGTAAAGTTAATGAGGTAGATGAATTAGCCGAGAAAATTGGCATGCCTTTAATTCCATGGCAACGTTGGGTGCTTGGTGATCTGTTATCAGTTGATGATGATCAGAATTGGATGAAGAAGAGCGCTTTAATACTTGTAGCCCGTCAAAATGGCAAGACCCATTTGGCTCGTATGTTAATCCTTAGCCATCTCTATCTTTGGGGCAGTAAGAATGTTTTGGGCATGTCCTCTAACCGAAATATGGCATTAGATACGTTTAGGCAGGTTGCTTACACAATTGAAGATAATGACTTCTTACGTAAGCAGATAAGACAGATCCGCCTGGCTAATGGTCAAGAATCTATTACTCTAAAGAATGGCGCACGTTATGAGATTGCAGCAGCGACCAGAGATGCACCACGTGGTAAGACTGCAGATTTCTTGTATCTTGATGAATTACGTGAATGGACACCTGAAGCTTTTACAGCTGCGCTACCGGTAACTAGGGCAAGACCTAACGCCATGACCCTAATGACAAGTAATGCCGGTGATGGATTTAGTGAAGTGCTTAATGATCTTAAAGAACGTTGCATGTCATACCCACCTGCTAATTTAGGTTATTACGAATACAGCGCACCTCAACATTGTAAAATCCATGATCGCAAAGCATGGGTAATGGCTAATCCAGCACTAGGACATTTAATAACTGAGGAAACTTTAGAAGAATCAGTTAATACTAATAGTGTAGAAGCCACACGCACCGAAATGCTTTGTCAATGGATTGATTCGGCTGTCAGCCCTTGGGTGTACGGTTCAATTGAAGCATGCAGTGATAGCAATTTAGAAATCCCTGTTGGTCCTCAGACTGTTATGGCATTTGATATTGCACCTACCAGAAGATCCGGCGCATTAGTTATGGGTCAAATGAAAGATGGAAAAATTGCAGTAGGACTTGCACAACTGTGGTCTAGTGAGATTGCTATTGATGAAGTAAGAATGGCAAGTGATATAAATGAATGGGCTCGTAAATATCATCCAACTGTTATCTGTTATGACAAGTACGCCACGCAATCTATTGCAACAAAATTAGAACAAAGCGGATGGTTAGTTCAAGACGTATCTGGTCAAGCCTTCTATCAAGCTTGTGGTGATTTATCAGATGCTTTGGCTAACGGAAGATTAGTTCATTCTGGTCAAGAAGAACTTGTACAACATCTTAATAATTGTGCTGCTAAAACAAATGACTCATCTTGGAGAATCATTAGGAGGAAATCAGCAGGCGATGTCACAGCCGCTATCAGCCTTGCTATGATTGCGAGCCAATTAAGTCGTCCGCAACGCACCGCACAGATATTTGCCTAATTTGCACCATTAGTCCGTTTTATGGTATAAAGTACCTATATGGGTATATTGTCAGCATTGGGTCTAACTAATAATAAGCAAACCGTAACGGCGCAATATGCCCCAGCTGTAATGAATGATGGTTATGCACTAGGTGGCATAGGCAACGGATTTAATTACGGCCCAATGGATCGCACCCTGGCTATGCAAGTACCAGCTGTAGCAAGATGCCGTAATTTAATTGCTGGCGTAATAAGTTATTTACCATTAGAATTATATAACAAAAATACTGGAGAAGAACTGGGATCTCCTGTATGGTTAGAGCAGCCAGACATTCGTCAGCCAAGATCCGTCACACTAAGTGCCACCGTGGACTCATTAATTTTCTACGGTGTCGCTTATTGGCGTGTTACAGAAGTTTATGCAGATGATCTGCGACCATCACGATTTGAATGGGTTGCTAACACTAGAGTTAATGCACAATTAAATCCTAAAGGTACAGAAGTTATGTACTATACAATTGATGGCTCAGAAGTACCTATGAGTGGTCCAGGATCTTTAATTACATTCCAAGGATTAACACAAGGTGTATTACAAACAGCAGGTCGCACAATTCAATCAGCTTTAGATATTGAAAGAGCAGCAGCAGTTGCAGCACAAACTCCAATGGCTACTGGATACTTAAAAAATACTGGCGCAGATCTACCAGAGGATCATGTACAAGGATTATTAGCAACATGGAAAGCAAGTAGAGCATCAAGATCTACTGCATATTTAACTAGCACATTATCTTATGAATCTGTTGGATTTAGCCCTAAAGATATGATGTATAACGAAGCATCACAATATTTAGCAACACAAATTGCACGTGCTATGAACGTACCGGCTTATTACATTTCTGCTGATATGAATAATAGCATGACCTATCAAAATATTATTGATGGCCGTAAAGAGTTTGTTGCTTATTCTCTACAACCGTTTATCTGTGCTATTGAAGACCGTTTATCTATGGATGATATTACAGCTAGAGGAAATACAGTTAGATTTAATATTGAAGAATCATTCCTACGTGCAGACACAATGAAGCGTTTGGAAGCAATAGAGAAAATGTTATCTCTAGGTCTAATAGATATAGAGCAAGCAAAGGAAATGGAAGACATGTCACCTAACGGAAATGAGAGCTATAATGTTTCTTGAGTTTAGTAGTTCAATTGAAAGCTCTGATACTGAGCGTAGAGTTATTGCAGGCAAAATAGTGCCATACGAACGTGTGGGATTTACATCAGCCGGACCAGTTGTATTTGCTAAAGATTCTATTGATATTGGCGATCCTGGAAAAATTAAGATGCTTATGCAACACAAGAACGATAAGCCTATTGGCCGTATGCAGAAGTTTAATAAGGCAGAAGACGGTATTTACGCATCATTTAAGATCAGTGCATCTATGCAAGGCCAGGATGCTTTAATCCTTGCAGGCGAACAGTTAATTGATGGCCTATCTGTAGGCGTTGAAGTAACTGGATCAAAACAAATGAAAGATTACTTATATGTAACTAAGGCAAACTTAAAAGAAGTAAGTCTTGTAGAAACACCAGCATTTGCTGAGGCAAATGTAACTAAAGTTGCTGCGAGCGAAAGCGAAGCAGATGCAACACCAACTACTACGGAAAGTGAGGCTATCTTGGATACAACTCCAGAGCCAACTGTTACACCGGCAGAGGTTGCTCCAGTAGAAGCCGCACGTCCAACGATTAGTGCTGCTATCTATGCTGAGCCACGTTCGCCAATTAATTCACAAGCCAAATACCTGCAATATGCAGTAAAGGCACAATTAGGAGATCACGAAGCTGGTCTATGGGTACGTGGAGAAGATGCAAAGGCACAGAAGATTACTGCTGCTGATGATTCATTTACAACTAACCCAGCATTCTCACCAGTATCTTATGCAACAACTGTTATCGATACTCTTATTGGAACACGTCCAACAATCGAGGCATGTGGTGGAGCAAAGGTAATTCCTTCTTCAGGAATGACAATCTCACATCCAAAGATTACAACTTCAGGCACTGTTGCATTAACAGCTGAAGGTGCTGGTCCATCTGAGACTGGTATCGTATCTTCATACGTAGATGCAACTGTTAAGAAGTATGCTGGATTACAACGCTACTCAGTAGAATTGTTAGAGCGTTCATCTGACAATCCTGCATTCTTCCAAGCGATGCTTGACAACATGACACGTGCTTATAACAAGGCAACAGATGCAGCAGTAATCGCTGAAATCGTATCTGGTGGCACACTTTCAACATCACAAGCTACTACCTACCTAGGTATTCAAGCATTTATTGCACAAGCTGGTCCAGCTGCATACGCAGCAACAGGTGACCTAGCAACTGCATACATTGCTGGTACTTCACAGTGGTCACTATTGATCGGTGCTAAGGATTCAACAGACCGACCAATCTTTACCTCACAAAATCCAATGAATGCTGGCGGTACTTCATCACCAACATCACTACGTGGAAACGTACTTGGATTAGATCTATATGTTGATGCCAACATGGTATCTACAACTATTGATGATTCAGCATTTATTATTGTGCCATCAGCAATTGCAATCTATGAGAGCCCAGTACTAAGACTTTCAACCAACGTGCCAACATCAGGCGAAATTGAATTGATGCTGTACGGATACTTGGCAACTAAGACACTTGTGTCTGGTGGCCTACAACGCTACAACATGACAGCGTAATAAAAGCAACACATTAAGAATCCCTAGGGTTTAGTAGCCCTAGCCCTAGGGAGCTATTAGCAGAGGAGTAGAGATGGCCGCTAGTTACGTAACCGTAGCCCAACTAAGATCAAATCTTGGTATTGGGTCACTCTACTCCGATGCCGATTTAGAATCTATTTGTCAAACATCTGAGGATCTTCTTAACTCATATCTTTGGTTTAATAACGCACCCATAGTCGGTGCAAGCATAAGCAATAACGTTGCGAGCGTTTTACTTGCTAATCCTGGCATATTTGTTGTTGGACAAAGCATAACAATTACAGCTGCTGGATCTCCTTACAATGGCACATACACTCTTACAGGCTCATATCCTGGCAGTACAACACCTGCATCAATAGGTACAGCATTTTGGAGTACATACGCATTTAGTAACTATCCAACAGGCTATTCAGTCATTCAGTTTGCTAAAGTAAATGCAAACGATCCATTTCATCGCATCTTGCCATACGGTCTAGCAACTGGACCTGGCTATAAGACATTAAATTATTCTGCTACACCAGCTGTAAATCAGGCTGCCATGATAATTGCCGTAGATATTTTCCAAGCACGCCAAGTGTCTCAGAACGGGGGCAACGGTATGGATGGCATGAGCCCTAACCGTTATGCCATGGGCTACCAGCTTATAAATAGAGTGAGAGGTCTCATCGCGCCTTACTCTAGTCCTAACACTATGGTCGGCTAATGACAGCTGCAATTACAACCCTTAGATCAACACTTGCAACAGATCTAACTAATACTGGTGTGTGGAGTACTTTTAGTTACCCACCAGCAACTTTAATTCCTAACAGCGTGGTGGTCACAGTTAGCGATCCATATTTAGTACCATCAAACAATGACAAGACAAGCATCGCACCTTTAGCCAATTTTAAGATAATGATCTGCGTACCTGCACTAGATAATCAAGGTAACCTTGCAGGCATAGAGGATTTTATAGTGGCCGTAGTAAACAAACTGAACGCATCAACGTTGCAGTTAAACATATCAAGTGTCTCCGCTCCAGCTATCGCTAGTGTGGCAAGTGGAGATTTATTAACGTCAGAAATCACAGTATCAATTCTAACGAGCTGGAGTTAAAATGAGCACAGACGCAGAAAACTTAGCCTTCTTAAAAAAGATAGGTCAGATCGAAGAAGCACCAAAACCTGCACCAACTAAAGAAAAAGAAAAGGAGTAATCATGGCCATATTCTTAAACAATGGCGTATCCGTTACGCTAAACAGCGTTGATTTATCAGCGTATGTTACTTCCGTAACCATTAACCAATCATTTGATGAGCTAGAAGTAACCGCTATGGGCGATACCGCACATAAGTTTGCTAAAGGCTTAGAGGCAAGCACCATTACTTTGGACTTCCTAAATGATAATGCTGCTTCAACAGTTATTCCTACATTACGTGCTGCTTATGGCACTACTGTAACATGCGTAGTTAAGCAGACATCTGCTGCCGTATCTGCAACTAACCCTTCATATACTGCATCTGTATTGGTTAATAACCTACAGAATGTAAATGGAGCAGTAGCCGATATATCTTCACAAAGCATTACATTTACCTGCAATAGCACAATAGCTGTAGCAGTAGCATAAGGAGAACTAATGGCAAAGCTAAAGATAACAAGGGCTAACGGTGAAGTATCTGAACATAAGATTACTCCGGGTGTCGAGTACGCTTTCGAGTTAAAGTATGGCGCAGGAATTTCAAAGGTCCTACGTGATCACGAACGTCAAACCGAGATTTACTTCTTGGCTCACGAGTGCTTACGTAGGGCTAATGTGGTTGTGCCAGTCTTCGGCCTAGAGTTTATTGATACTCTAGACACCGTTGAAGTATTGGATGAAGAAAAAAAATAACACAGCGTGATTCGATTATCTACACGATAGCTAGTCTGTCAGTAGAGACAGGAATTGCGCCCCAGGCTTTTATAGATATGGATCAAGAGATGCTTAGGGCAATTGTCCAGGTATTGTCGGATCGAGCTAAGGAGATCAAAAATGCCAGTAAACGTCACAGGCGTTAAACAACTCCAAAAGGCTATGAAAAATGTAGAGCCAGAACTTAATAAGCAAATGAGTAAAGATATTAAAACAGTAATGCTTATTGTGCGAGATAAAGCACGTGGGTATTTGCCTGCTCAAAACGAAGTATTAAGTGGTTGGGGTAAAGGTACTTCATCGGCTGAAACCATCAAAGACATTTACAGAGCATTTCCAGCCTACGATTATGCGTTAGCCAAAGATAAGGTTGCGTATTCGGCAGGTCAAAATAAGCGCAACCGATCAGGATATAGAGCTGCATTTTATGTTTACAACAACTCAGCACCTGGCGCAATTTTTGAAACTGCTGGCCGTATAAATAAACCAAAAGGTGAGGGATCATTAAATCCTAATGCGCCTGAACAGTTTAACTCTGCTGCTGAAATGCTGACTAATATGAAAGGTTATGGCAAGCAACGAGGCCGTGTAATTTTCCGTGCTTGGGATGAAACTAAAAACAAAGTTATTCCAGAAGTTGTAAAATCAATTAACACTGTGGCTACTGACTTTAATAATAAAACTCAAATAAATAAGGCAGCATAATGGCCAATTTAATTGTAAGCGCAGTCAGCACCTTTGATAACAAAGGACTTAAAAAAGGCCAGAAGGAAATCAGTGCATTTGACAAAAGCGTTAAATCATTAGGTAAAACTTTTCTTGGTGTATTTGGTGCTCAAAAATTATTGTCATATGGCAAAAATGCTGTTAAAGCATTTGCTGCAGATGAAGCTGCTGCTAAGTCTTTACAAGTTCAATTACAGAATACTGGGTATGCTTTTGCTAGCCCAGGCATTGAATTATACATAGCCAATCTACAAAAACTAACTGGGGTGTTAGACGATCAATTACGCCCTGCATTACAAACATTATTAACAGCTAGTGGATCATTAATAAACAGCCAAAAGGCTTTAGCAATAGCGCTAGACGTAAGTGCGGCTACAGGTAAATCTGTTGAAGAAGTGTCAGCAGCTATAGCCAAAGGTTACACAGGTCAAACTACAGCTCTTTCTAGACTAGGAGCAGGAATTAGTAAGACCACCTTAGCAACTGGTGATATGAATAAAATCCTAGATGAAGTGTCTAATAAGTTTTCAGGTCAGGCTAAAGCAAGACTTACCACATATGCCGGCAAGATGGACTTATTACAATTGGCTTCTGCTAACGTAGCTGAAACTATTGGTAAAGGTATTTTAGATGCTTTGACTTTATTAGGTAAAGACAAAAACTTAGAAAATGCTACTACTAAAATGGAAAACTTTGGCACATTTATAGCCGATGCCATTTTAGGTTTAGGTGTACTATTAGAAAAATTAAATAAAATTGGTGATAATAAATATCTTAAAGTTTTAGCATTGTCAATTGAGTATTCTCCTGTTGGTCTTTTATCTAAATTAGGTGAAAGTGAAAGATTAAAAAGCTCTAGCGTATCTTTTCAAAGTTTAAGCGCTACACCAGATGACAAATTAATTAGAAAGAAAGAATTAGACATTATTAAAAAGGCTGCCGCTGCTAGGGCTGCCGAATTAGCATTATTAAACAAAAAGAATGAAGTAGATAAACTTAAAGATAAGTTTGATGTAGAGCGCATAGGTTTAACTGCAGCACTTAATGCTGCTACCGATGAAGAAACTAAATTACGCATTAAGGCTCAGATAGCAATCCTAGACAATAACGAGGCTTTGGCTAAAAAGTACAATGCTGAGTTAGAAGCTGCTAACAGTGCTATGAAGTTGGCGCAAGAATTAACAGCTACTACAGATGCTATGGCTAAACTAAGAATAGTTACTCAGGCCGATTACACAAAACAGATGTATGCAGGCTCATCGATTTATTACAACACCTACAATGCTGCTAGCGTGCCTATGGGCAGTGCAAGTGGTGGTGGTACTACTGTAGTAAACAATACTACTAACCTGCAAGTAGAAGGATCTGTAATATCACAAGATGCTGTGTTAAGCACAGTTCAAGAAGCATTACAAAGATTAAATAAGCAAGGCTCACCTACTTACGCAGCTGGACAATAACCGTGGCCGTACCAGTAATCAATGCAATTATTAACTTCTCAACAGGTCCACAAACTGCTCAGGCTATGCAGATCGATATTGGTAAACTAGGAGTAAACGTATTAGCCGATGCAGTCGCAGTTATTGTTGATGTATCTAATCAAGTAGATTCAGTTAGGACTGCTAGAGGTCGCAACGTATTAGCAGATCAATTCCAGACTGGCACGCTTACTTTACGCATAGTAGATCAGAATGGTGATTTTAACCCACAAAATCCAGCCAGTCCTTATTATCAATTATTAACTCCTATGAAGAAGGTTGAAATAACAGCAACTTACTCAGGAGTAACTTATCCAATCTTTGCAGGCTTTATTACCTCATACTTAAACACTCAACCTAAAGATGCAACAGAGGTTGCTTATACAACCATTACAGCTGTAGATGCTTACCGATTGGCACAGAATGCTCAAATTACAACAGTGACTGGTGCTACGGCTGGTGATTTATCGGGCACACGTGTTAATCAAATCTTAAACACTATTAACTGGCCTAATACTCAGCGCGATGTAGATGCAGGTCTTACTACTTTGCAAAATGATCCAGGCACTAATAGGACTTCTTTGTCAGCCTTACAAACTGTAGCTGATAGTGAATATGGAGCAATCTATGTTGATGCTTCGGGTAACTTTGTATTTCAAGATAGAGCGGTAACCGTTGGATCTATTGGCGGCACGCCCACAGTATTTAGTGATGCTGGTGCTGGTATCAGATATGCCAATGCTGTTTGGGTGTTAAATGATTATTTAGTATTCAATTCAGCAAGCATTACTAGATCAGGTGGTAGCGCTCAAATAGCGACTAATCAGGCTTCTATTGAAAAATATTTCATACATTCCTATACCCTGACAGACTTATTGATGCAGACAGATGCCGTGGCGCTTGATTATGCTAGGGCTTACGTGGCTTCTAGAGCTGAGACAAGTATCCGATGCGATGCCATTGAATTAGACCTTTATTCTCCTAGTTATACAGCAGGCACTATTGCAGCCCTAAACCTAGATTTCTTTGATCCGATCACAGTAACTACAACTCAGCCAGGTGGATCTACCCTGACTAAGACCCTACAGATTTTCGGAGTAGCTTTTAACATTACCCCGAATAGTTGGAAAACTATCTTTACAACGCTCGAACCTGTCATTGATGGGTTTATACTAGGGTACAGCGCTCTAGATGAAGACGTATTAAGTTACTAAGGAGAAAATATGGCAACCTGGCCAGGAGTCACTGGAGACGTAGTTACATCCGCAATGTGGAATGGGCTACCAGCCTTCACAGTACAAACCGCTAAAACTGCAGATTACACAGCAGCTAGTAATGATGAGTATCAACAATTAATACCTATGAACAAAGCAACCGCAATAGCCTTTAAGATTCCAACCGATGCGACATATAACTTTGCCATCGGTACCGTAATAACTGTATTAAATATTGGTGCAGGAACTTGCACAATAAGCGCAGTTACATCTGGCACCACAACAGTATTATCAGCTGGTGCTGTGGCTGCTTCACCAACACTTGCACAATATAAATCCGCAGCATTGATTAAGACAGCTGCTAATGCTTGGTATGTAGTTGGAGCAGTTGCATAATGATTGGTAATATTATTGCAGGAGTATTAGCACCTACAATTCCACCTACTATTACAGTCGATTATTTAGTAGTTGCTGCGGGTGCTGGCGGTGGTAAAAATACTGGCGGCGGCGGTGGCGCAGGTGGTTTGCGTTGTACTGTAACTGCAACTGGTGGTGGCGGTACATTGGAAACTGCTTTATCTTTAATGTTAAATCAAACTTATACAGTAACCGTTGGTGGTGGCGGTGCTGGTTCTACATCTGGAAGTAATGACGGATCAAATGGTAATGATTCTATATTTTCATCTATTACATCTCTTGGTGGCGGTGGCGGTGCTTCACCTTCAAGCGGAAATGGTGCGGTAGGTGGATCAGGCGGCGGATCAGATCAAGGCAATAGTGGTGGTGCTGGAACAACTAATCAAGGTTTTGCTGGCGGTAATGGTTTAACTGGCGGATCACCTGAAAATTATTTAGGTGGTGGTGGCGGCGGTGCAAGCGCAGTTGGTGCTAACGCTAGTTCTAGTGGTGCTGGTAGTGCAGGTAATGGTGGTAATGGTGTAGCAACATCAATTACTGAAAGTTCAGTAACTTATGCTGGCGGCGGTGGTGGCGGTGCTTATGCAAATAGCGCAGGTAATGGTGGCACAGGCGGCGGCGGTAATGGGTCATTAGGAGGAGCTAGCACAGCTGGATCACCAGGAACTGCAAATCTTGGTGGTGGCGGCGGCGGCGGTAGTGCTGGATCACCAGGTGGCAATGGCGGCGCAGGAGGCTCAGGAATTGTAATTTTAAGATATGCAGATACAAAAACAATTACTATTGGTGCAGGTTTAACTGGAACTGAAAGTGCTGCAAGTGGTGGATATAAGAGAGCCACAATTACTGCTGGTACTGGAAATGTGAGTTGGGCATAATGGCACATTACGCATTTATTACAGATGGGATAGTTACCGAAGTTATTACAGGTATTGATGAAACTGAAACTATTGAAGGATTAGATACTGAAACTTGGTATGCAAACTTTAGAGGTCAAACCTGTAAACGCACTTCGTATAATGCAAAGATTAGAGGCAATTACGCAGGCATAGGTTATACCTATCTTCCATTAGAAGATATTTTTATGCCGCCTAAATGCCATATAGAGGCAGTATTGAATGCTAAATCTGCTAAATGGGAATGCAATAATGAGGATCACGATGTCAACTCCCTGGCTGAGTAAAGCAGCTGAGACTGTAAGAGATGCCGTTACTACCTGGTATCCAGATCGGCGCACTACCAGTGATGGGTGGCTTGGCGATGCTCGTCACAGTGCCAGAAAATCTGATCATAATCCAGACGTCACCGGATGTGTGCGAGCCATTGATATTGATTCTCGCTTGGATTCATCCGAAGGGCTCTCAGTATATTTGGCTGACCAGATCAGAATCTGTGCGAAGACCGATAAGCGTATATCGTACGTAATCCATAATGGAATGATTGCTAGCAAAATCCTTAATTTTAAGTGGCGTAAATATTCAGGGTTTAACAAACACACAAAACACATACATATCAGTTTTACAAAGCTAGGCGATCACGATAATAAACCGTTTGACATACCACTACTAGGGGGACAAATTGGCTAGTACATATAACATACTAATAGATCAGGGCTCAACATACACTTTGGCTTTGAGTTACAAAGACAGTGCTGGCACAGCTATAAACCTAACTGGTTATACAGCTGCTATGCAGTTAAGAAAGACAGTCGGTTCAGTTACCGCTAACTTATCTTTGTCTTCTCCTTCTTCTGGCATTGTAATTACAGGTGCTACAGGATTGATAAACATAACTATTACGGCCACACAGACAACAGATTTATTGCCAGATATTTATGTTTATGACCTAGAGATCACATCAGGTGCTGGCGTTGTTACTCGCTTAATTCAAGGCTCTGCAATAGTTTCTGCTGAGGTAACTAGATGAGTGATAACACCTTAACAGTTACTGAGGTAGTTAATTCTGTAACAGTTACACCTATCACTAATACAGTTACTGTGTCAGAAGTCGGCACGCAAGGGCCTGCAGGTACTAATGGCACTAACGGCACTAATGGAACTAACGGCACTAATGGCGCTACTGGAGCAACAGGAGCTACTGGTGCAACCGGAGCGACTGGCGCACAAGGCTCATCAGGCGTTGTAACAGTCAATGCCCCATTAACAAATGCAGGCACTTCATCAGCTGCAAACCTTTCAGTATCTACTGGTTCTACTTCTGCTGTTGGAGTATTGCAATTAACTGACTCAACATCATCGACTTCTACAACAACTGCTGCTACTCCTAATGCCGTCACAACCGTCAATAATAAAATAGACACAATGTATATCCCTTTTGTATCTGGAAATTATTACAGAGGTGTGGGAATTACCACTAACGCATCTGCTTCGGCAGCTGTAAACACAACTTATTACACTCCATTCTTTGTACCTCAGACAACTACTTTTGATCGAATTGTAGTAAGAACAGGTTCAACATTTTCTGGAACTGCAAGCGTAAGATTAGGCATTTATAATTCGAGTGCTTCTGGTCTCCCTACAACAGTGGTTTTAGATGCTGGAACTGTGTCCGCTACTGCCGGCCAGACTGCATATTTAATTACAATTAGTCAACAACTTACGCCAGGCATTTATTGGTTAGCAGCAAATACTCAAACAGCAGCTACGACAAACACCTATTTAGGGGTAGTCGCTAACAATGCCACTACCTACACAGGTCAGCCATTTTCTTTCTTTGGCTCACTAGGAACTGTTCAATACTATTCCGAATCATCAATTACTGGCGCATTTGCGACCGCTGGAACTCTTGCCCAAGGCACAGCTTCTGCCGGCATTTACACATTTTTAAGGGCGGCATAATGGCAAAAATGGTTACTTATGGTCTAGGCGGTCACGACCCATCCAAACCAAACAACAATATCGTTGAAGAAATCGACCTACCAGATGAGGAGCAAGAATGAAACTGACCAATAAACATAAGGCAATACTAAAGTCCTACGCACGTGGAGTATTAGTATCTTTTTTAACATTCTTAGCCAGTAATGAATTAGGTTTAGATCCTGCAGTGTCTGTGATTGTTGCAGCGCTTGCAGGTCCAGCAGCTAGGGCTCTAGATAAATCCGACAGTGCTTACGGCATCGGTGCTAATGACTTATGAGTCCGGCAGAATGGGCCGCCTTTGGCGCTGGCGGTTGCGCCGTGCTGAGCGCCGTGCTAATAGGATTACGTTTTTTAGTTAAAGGCTGGCTTAACGAGTTGCGCCCTAATGGTGGATCTAGTATGAAGGATCAATTAACAAGACTAGAGAAGCGTGTCGATGATCTCTTTATCTTAATTAGTAAGTCATAATTTTAATATGGCTACTAAACGCAAACCAAAAAAGAAGGTTGCACGTAGGCGCAGGACCACTAAAGAGCCTGTACTTACAAAGTTAGACTTCTGGGCAATAGCAGCTAATGAGGTTTATATGGCTTGCCGTAAGTCAGGAATGGATGAAGGCACAGCTTTAGCGTTTGCTATGGATAGGTCAAGTTATCCAGACTGGATCGTAGATACTAAAGATCCTATTAAGAATCCACTTGACGATTTTGAAGAGGATGAAGATTAAGCGTTACCTTGTTATATCGGATCTGCAGATC